TCAGTTACCGACATTGCGTGCCAGGTGCTCCGGGTAGCGCTCCCCCGCGATCGCGCTCGCCGGAACGGCGCCCTCGATGTCCGCGATGTCCTTTTCGGACAGTTCCAGCCGCGCGGCGGCCACGTTCTCCTCCAGGTACGTGCGCCGCTTGGTACCCGGAATCGGCACCACATCCGGACCACGGTGCTGCACCCACGCCAGCGCCAGCTGCCCCGCCGTCACCCCCTTGCGCTCGGCAAGCTCCCGCAACGCCCGCACGATCGCGAGGTTGCGCTCGAGGTTCCCCTCGGCGAACCGGGGCAGGCCGCGGCGCATATCGTCCGCACCGAGCTGCTCGGCGGAGTTGATCGCTCCGGTCAGGAACCCGCGCCCCAGTGGGGAGAACGGGACGATGCCGATCCCCAGCTCCCGGCAGGTGGGCGCCACCTCGTCCTCGATGCCGCGGGTCCACAAGGACCATTCGCTCTGCAGTGCCGAGATCGGATGCACCGCGTGCGCCCGCCGGATGGTCTGCGCACTTGCCTCGGAGATCCCCACGTGCCGCACCTTGCCCTCGCCGACCAGCTCGGCGAGCGCGCCGAAGGTCTCCTCCACCGGCACGTCCGGATCGACCCGGTGCTGGTAGTACAGGTCGATATGGTCCACCCCGAGCCGGTCGAGGGACTCCTCGCAGCACTGCCGCACGTAGGCCGCGTCCCCGCGGGCGAACTGGCCACGGTCCTCGGAAAAGATCGCGCCGAACTTGGTGGCCAGCACCACATCGTCCCGCAGCACCGCGCCCTGCCGGAACGCTCGGCCGAGGAGTTCCTCGTTGGCCCCTCCGCCGTAGACGTTGGCGGTGTCGGCATCTATGGATTCACTCCGCTGGGAGTGACCCCGGTCACCTTCGAGTGATCAGGTCGATACGTCGAACGTATGTTCGATGTCGAGACATGGGGAGTTGCAGTATGGGGAGACCTCGTACCCGCAAGGTTATGCAGGCGGCTGCGGACACGAGCAAGCCGCTCCGCGCGTTGATCGCGGTGCGGCTGTCCCGGCTGAGCGATGACACCACCTCGCCGGAGCGGCAGCTCAAGGAGTGCGAGCAGCACGTAGCCGCGAAGGGGTGGACGGTCGCCGGGGTGGCTGAAGATCTGGACGTATCGGCGCGGACCACGGCGCCGTTCGACCGTGCCGAGTTGGGCAAGTGGCTACGGAACCGCGCCCACGAGTTCGACGTGATCGTGTTCTGGCGCCTGGATCGGATCGTCCGGAGCGTCGCCGATCTCAACGACTTGTTGAGCTGGGGCAAGCAGCACGGTAAGCACTTTGCCTCGGCGACGGAGGAGCACTTCGACACCTCCACTCCGATCGGCTACATCATCGCGATCCTGATCGCGTGGGTGGCGGAGATGGAGTCGCAGGCGACCAGTGAACGCACCACGTCGATGCACGCGGACTTCATTGATGATGGCCGGTATCGGGGTGGTACGCCGTCGTTCGGGTACCGACCGGTGTTGATCGAGGAGACGTGCTGGGTCTGCGCTGATGCTGGGATCGGATGCTCGCACGTGGGCCAGAAGCGGCTGGAGCACGATCCGGTGATGGCACCGCTAGCTCAGCAGATCGTCTCGCGGATCGTGGACGACGGGGAACGTCCCATGTCGATCACGAAGGATTTGTCTGAACGGGGCGTTCTCACACCCCACGACCACCATCGGGTCAACCTCGGTCGAGAGCCGAAGGGGTCGGCGTGGCAGGTCGGCATCCTGGTGGCGTTGCTGCGGAACCCGGCCCTGATGGGCTACCAGGTGCGGCGTCACGTGATCGGCGTGGACCAGGACGGCCAGAAGGTCTACGGACCGCACGAGATCGTCAGGGACGAGAACGACAAGCCGATCCTGCGTGCTCAGCCGATCATCGACCCGGTGATGTTCGATCGCCTGCAACGGAAGCTGGACGAGATGAACAAGCGCCGAGGACCGAACCAGAACACGCGAGCGGTGCTGATCGGTGTCATCAAATGCGCCGTGTGTGGCACCAACATGTACCTGAACTCCGGACGGAGGAATTCCTACTACCGGTGTCGCTCGGTGTCCACTGGTCGGCCGTGCGGGAACAAGTCCGTTCGCCAAGACGATGCCGAGAACGCTCTGATCGAACAGTTGCTGAACGACTTCGGGGACATGGAACGTAAGGAGAAGATCTACGATCCGGGCGAGGATCATGCCAGTGAGTTGGAGCAGGTTCGGGTCACGCTGGACGATCTGACCAACCTGTTGACCAAGCCCGCGTACCGGGAGGGTACGCGGCAGCGTGAGCGGCTGGAACGGCAGATCGAGAAACTGGCTACGCGGGAAGCGGAGCTGGAAGCGATTCCGTCGCGGCCGTCTCGGTACCGGGTGGTCGGCACTGGGGAAACGTTCCGGGAGTACTGGAACAGCTTGGACCAGCAGGAGAAGAATCTCTACCTCCGCGACCATGAGGTCACCATGACCGTACGGGGAGGTAAGGCCCCGGTCTGGGACATCGACTTCGCTGACCTGCCCGCTATCCTCGGGTCGATCGATCCCGATCTTGACGCCGATACTTTTCTCCAGGAGCAGGACGAGCAGGCGCGAAGCTACCGGGAGTCACTGGTCTCGTAGTCATACACCGACTGTCAGGAGCGAGGAAATGACGGACTTCGGATACACCGCGCATGGCGAGGTCAAGCGCCTGCGTGCTGCGGGATGTGCCCAGGTGTTCGCGGAGGCACCCGAACCACCGCGTCTTCGACCTGAGTTCATGGCCTGCCTCGCGGCGATGGACCGGGGCGACACCCTAGTTGTGCCTTCGCTGGTGGAGATTAGCAGGACTGTCCGAGCGATCATGGATGTGGTCGAGTGGTTGGAGAGGCACGACCAATACCTTCGCTCGCTGGATGAGGAGATCGATACGAATAAGTCACAAGGCCGACTCCAGCTTGGGTCGATGGCGGCTATGGTCCGCGCAGAACCAGAAGAGGGACGCCGCGAACGAGACGGGAGCGAGTAGCGGTCCCTGAAATGACGAAAAGCCCCCTCCGTGAGGAGGGGGCTTTTCTATGTCAGCGCTTGGCGCCGAGTTCGGTGTTGGTCTTGTCGGGGACACGGTAGCCGACCGCGAACATCAGGATGGAGGTGATAGCGGTGCTGACCTCGGCCGGGACATCGACGCCGAGGCCGGAGAGGATCCAGACGAGGATGACGGTCAGGGCGCCAACGGCGCCGGAGAGCCCGACCTTACGGGTTGGGGTCACGTGCTTCCTTTCTCTAGAACCCGAGCTTGGCCCAGGTGTGCTTGCCGACGATTCCGTCAACCGCGATGCCGGAGCGCCGCTGGAACTCCTTGACCACGCGCTCGGTGGCGGGGCCGAAGATTCCGTCCACGACGAGCTGGGAGTAGGCGGGGTAGACGCGGTTGAGGAACGCTTGGAGGTCACGGACCGGCTGTCCGCGGCTGCCACGCTTGAGGACCGGGCGCGTAGGCGAGCCAGACCCGCCAGTACCAGTGCCAGGATCGCCAAGGCCGGACTCGATACGAGCCCAAGTGCGGCGTCCCACGATCCCGTCGACCGCAAGTCCCTGGCTGGACTGGTAGCGGCGGACTGCGGCCTCGGTCTGGGTACCGAAGATGCCGTCTGCGGTGATGCCGAGGTAGCGCTGGACGAGCTTGACGGCTTCGCCTCGGCTGCCTCGCTTGAGCGTGGGACGCCCCGGTGAGGGGGCAGGGTCACCCCCGCCGTTGCCGAGCCGGTTGGCGACGGCGGCGACGCGGTTGTAGGGGGCGTTGATCTCGAAGTGCATCTCATCGACGCGGCCGGTGTAGTCGCCGCCCCAGCGCACGACGTGATCGACCTCGGCGAGGATGCGGTGGATCTCGGCGACCTGCGCCCGGTTGAACGTGCCGCGCACGCCAAGGGGGTGTCGGGTGGCGTTGATGTCGATGGCCGTGGCCGAGGCGTGGTTGCTGGTGGCGGTGCCGCCTCGGATGGGGCGGTCGGCCCAGCCCCAGTCATCGAACTCGCCGCGCGTGGAGCGTAGATCCACGTCTTCGACTCGCTTGTCGATCTGTGAGGCGACGTACATGAGCACGTCCCCGGCGGGTCCGTCCGCGACGGTGATGCGTACCTTGCTGCCGGGTACGGTGCGGGCGCGGCGGGGTGGGTTGACGGGCCATCCGTTCTGGCTGACAGCCAATATGTTCTCCTTGTTCAGCGCATAAAAAGAGCGCCGATGTCAGTCGGCGCTGGGTATCTGCTGGTGGTGCTTAGGCGAGGGCGAACCAGAAGACCTGGTTGGCTCGGGTCCAATGGCCCGCGTGGAGGTCCAGCGTGGCCGGCGGGGGCCGGTCCCGGCCGCCCTGGTACACGCTGTAGGGGACCTCGCCGATCCAGGCTTGGGACCCGGCCGCCGAGATCGCCAGCGTGGAGGCGGCTTTCGGCACCGTGGTCCAACCCAGGACAATGGCGCAGATCGCGACCACATCACCAGCGGAGATCGCCAGCTCCGGGATAGCGACTCGTTTAACGCCAACTGTGGTGACGTGGGTGCTGCCGGTGATGTGGGCGTGTTCGGCGAGGCTGGAGAGGTCCGGTCCGGTGTAGACCTTCAGGTCGAACGTGCCGGGGCCTTCGGCCGCTGTACCTATCGCGAAGCGAACCTCGGTCGCGGTGAATGCCTTGGGCGAGATCGTGGCGGAGGCGGACATGTAGCCGTTGCTCCACGTCTCTCCGTGGGGACAATCGGTTCGTGCCCGCGAGCTGATGATGTCGCCGTAGAGTGTGGTGTCGTCGGCTACGGTGGGCGGGTCTTGGCCGCCTGGCGCGGCTTTGAGTGCTTCGATCTCGGCGTAGACGGTGCCGTGGGAGCCCCGCTCACCCTGGTTGGTTTCCACGGTCGTGACGCGACGATCGAGCGCTGCGTTGCCGTGGTCCGGGTGGTTGGTGGCGACGCTGATGTCACTGATAACCGCATCCTGCCGAGCGTTGGTGTCCGTCGCCTCGGTCAGGCGGTCGTCCGCGTCGCGAAGACGGTCGTCTGCGTCGCGCAGGCGTTCGTCCAGGTCGCGGATGTTCGCGGTGACCTTGTTGTACTCGGCCGAGGAGGCGGGCTCGCGTGGTTTGGCGTCGGCCATGGGCTGTATCGCCATGGGTGGTTAGCTCCAGATGAGGGTCTTGTCCCAGAGGCCGTATTGCGGGCTGTCCCAGAGGCCGATGCCGGGTGGGTGCAGCATTTCCACGGTGTAGGTGTCCGACAGTCCGGATTCGCGGGTGAACTCGCGGCGGATGCCGTAGATCTGGACGTGGACGCTCTCGCCGAATCCCTCGGGGTCGCGGATCTCGAATGTGTCGCCGAGGCGGGTCCGGGGGTCGCCTGCGACCGTGATGTCGTCGGTGGCGGGGATGGGTCGGGTCGTGCGTCCGAGCAGGTACCGGCTGATGGTGTTGATCGAGAAGCGGTCCTGTACCCAGTCGCCGGAGTGCTTGTAGTTCCTGCCCCCGTACTTCATGATCGACTCGCGGTCGGTCACGGTGGTGAGTTGGGGAGGGAACTCCTGCACGAGTGTTCCGCCGATGTGGTAGGCGGGCTTGTCGTCGTTGGTGGCGAGTCGGCATGGCTCGTCATAGCCGTTCCAGATGCGGACCTCCAGCTCGCCTGTGGACGCGAAGTGCACGTTGATGTCCACGCCACTGGTCTTGCCGTCGTCTTCGGCCCAGGTTCCGTTGGTGAGCCATTGCACGACGTAGGCGTTGTAGAGTTCGTCGTTCCAGGTTGATCCGGTGTAGCGCGCTGGCTTGTGGGGATCGGCCGCGATGACGGAATCCGACCACACACGAAACGTACGAGCGGTACGTCCCGGAACGTAGAACTCGTCCACCGAGGACGACTTGTACGCGGCTCCGTAGACACCGAGTTTCTTGCTGGCCTCTACCGACCAGATGTTGCGTACGGAGTCCAGTGAGTGCGTGATCTTCAACCCGGAGATCTGGTCCAGGGTGAGGGTTTTGGCGACGGTGTTGCGTAGCCGTTCGATGTGCTCGGCGTTCCAGAAGCGAAACACGCCCTGCTCGTCCCAGAACACGCTTCCGTACTCGGCTGCGGCGACCTGCGTGATGATCTCCCAGGCGTCCTGGCCGTTGCGGACGGGCAGGAAGGTGTACTGCTGGAGTCCGGGATCGAGCACTGCCGCGTAGCGCGCGGGTACGGGCTCGCCGGAACCGGCTCCGCCGGTCAGGTCGATGAACCGGGTGTTGCGGAAGGCATAGAACAGGTCGTTCATGCCTACGGCGTTGGTCACATAGACGAGTCCCTGAAGAAGCCGGTATCCGGGGTTGCCGGCCCATCGGTCGTTCACGGGTACCGGTCCGCCGTTGTCGGCGTCCCCGACTCGGAGATACACGGCCGCTTCCGGCCCGTCGATGATCGTCCAGGCCGCGAGGATGCGAATGTTGGACTGGTCCCTCGGGATCGGGACCCGTTCGGACGATACGACGTCGCCCGTGTCGAGATTCCCTCGCTCGGTCCATGCCTCGCCGTGCTGGATCTTGAGCTTGAGGCTACAGCCGGACCCGACATCGAGGCTGAGCACGGTGTACTCGATGTTCGACCAGATCAGCGCCGAGTTGGTGCCCTCGGCTACGAGCGTGAACCCGAAGTAGTGCGTGCCCACCGCCTTCTGAAGATCGCGATTGGACACCCAGTACTGGCTGAACGGGAGTGGATCGGTCGGGTACGAGATGAGGTTGCGTGGCTGGGGGAAGTCCGGGTCGCTGTCGGCTTCGTCGGCGACCAGGGGGTGTGGTTGGCCGTAGGACTCGTACATCGGGGCGCCTACGGATTCCACGTTGGCGTAGCGGTTGATGTGGGTTCGGGCGTGCCATCCGATCGTGGGATGCAGCGCGCCGGTCCCGGTCAGCCAGAACACCGTGCCGTCGATACTGCCGTCCGGGACGTGCATCTCTTCGCGCATCTTGTGCCGGTAGGGCGTTGACGCGGTGTCGCTGAACCGCAGGCAGTTGTCGATGACCCACGAGGAGTCGATGAGCTGCGCGCGGACCCGGCCCCGGCTGGCGTGGTACTCGTTGATCGCCCACGGCGCGAACTGGATCGGCCGCCGCAACTTCTCTACCCGGTCGAGTGCGGTGATCTCCACCGTGTGATCGGCCCGGTCCGGGCTGACGGTGCGGATGTTGCCGACGAACTGCGGGTACCACACGGTGCCGGCGGCCGTGTCGATCCCGAGCGCGTACCGGATCTCCACGCCCACCAGATCGCGTAGGTAGAACGGGGAATGGCCGTTGTAGGGGCTGAACACCGCGCCGAAGAGCAGCCCGTCGTATTCGCCGTGCAGAGTCGCGGTCAGCTCGGCCGCGCTCGCACCTTCAATCAGCAGGATCTCTTCTGGGGCCGATCCGGCGAGGCTGCGGTCGGTGCTCACGCTCGTGACGTAGCCGGACAGGTCGGAAAGCGGGTGGGCATAGCGGCCATCGCCGTCCCAGTCGGCTTCCAGCCGGACGCGGACGTGGCGCTCGGCCGCGGTGAGGGCGGCTTCGGCCGCCTCGCCGCCGTACGTCCACACAGCTATGCCTCCAGCAATGTCATCGAGCAGTCGGTGAGGGGGAACCGCGGGGATGAGGTCGAGAGCTGGTCGAGGTGCACCGTGGTAGCGGCACCACCCAAGTCCCAGTCGGTGATCTCGTCCGTCGCGGCGATCTGTGGTGCCGCCAGCCGCAGCGGCACCTGGTAGTCCTCCGCAGGCAGCAGGGCAAGCTGGACGGCCGCGCAGCCGGGCGGAACGGTCCGGGTGAACCAATGCCGCCCCCACTCCGGGGTGGCCTCGAACTCGTAGTAGGGCGTGCTGCCGACCCGCTGGAGCTGCCGGTCGAACACGTCGAACAGAATGTGTACCCGCTGCGTCGTGTCCGAGCGGGCATAGATGGAGCCGGTCAGGGTTTCCTCGGCGAAGACCGGGGTCTTGTAGCGCTCGTCAAACCGGATGTACTGGAACGCCGAGCCCCATCCGGTCCACTCCGCCGACTCGTACCCCGGACCGGCCCAACTCGGCCAGTCGGCTACACGGGACAGGATGCCGCCGCTGTGGCGGACTCCGGTGTCCATCCCCGTCCCGATGCGGAGCGTGGTAGCCCGTGTCGAGAGCCGGTTGTGCAGCATCGGGTTGATCAGACGCACCGGCCCCGGTATGTGCCGAGTGTGCAGGGCCTTCAGCCACTGCCACTCGGCCTGTTCCAGGTACGTCCAGGTGAACGTGAACTCGTGAGCGTGCCCGGTCACGTCCATCGTCCGCGCACCGCTCAACCCCTGGTGGGTACCGCCATAGCGCACCTCGGTGGTCTCGATCTGGGGCTCCGGGCAGGTGAGCGGACGCAGATCACCCACTGGTCCGAGGTACCAGGTCGCGTCGCTCATCCTCGTCGTGCCCTCCGCAGGTTTGCTTTGTTGACCAATTTCGCGAGGCCGTTGGGGTCGATCTCGACTCCCCAGTGGGACAGCGCCTCGGTGATGCGGTCCTCGATGGACCCGAAGTCCCCGGATTCGAGGTGGCCCTGCCATTCCACGTTGGCGGTGCGGGTCGCCGCGGTCATCAGATCGTCAACCGCACGGACGGCGGCGGGTGTGCCGTCTTCGACGCTGCGAGCCCACCGGGTGCCGATGTCGTCGCCGTCGAACGCCCTCGCCAGTCGATCGGCCATGCCTCGCACCGTCGTCTCCACCGTCGCGAAGCTGTCTTGGAGGCCGTCGTGCAGACCTTGCATGATGGCTTTGCCCGCGGGGGTGAGCAGCCGGCGGTCATACGGCAACGGACCCTTGAGGTCGGCGATCCAGCCGCCCACGTCGGAAACCCAGCCCGATACCTTGTCCCAGGCCGCCTTGAGCCCTTCGAGTAACCCTTCCAGGATCGAGACCCCCACGTCCCACAGGAGCTTCCCGAGGTCCCCAAGGGTGCGGAGAATGCCGCCGGGCAGGTCGGTGAAGAACCCGATGACGAGCTTGATCCCGGCACGAACCGCCGCCTTGATGGTTTTCCATGCCCCCGACAGGATCTTCTTGACACCATCCCACGCCCGCGACCAGTCACCGGAGATGATTCCCATGACGACATCGATGATTCCCTGAATCACCTTCATCGCGCCCTCGATGATCTGTTGAATGTCCGGCCAGACCTTCTCGACAACAGAGAGGATCGATTCAAAGACCGGGATCATCGCTTCCGCGATGGCCCCCACAATGTCGAACACGATGGGAAGAAACTCATTGAGCGCTTCCACGATCGACTCGACCACGGGCACCAGGGCCTCGATGACCTTCACCAGGATCGGGAAGATCAGCTCGGCGAGCTGCATCAGCGGCGGGATCAACGGGGTCAGGATGTCCAGCAAACCCTGAAGGATCGTCGTCGCCAGCGTCGCGAGCGGCGGCAGCAACGGCGTCAGGGCCGTCAGGACGTCGGTGAGGAACTGCGCCACCAGTTCCAGGAACGGCGTCAGCGCCGTGAACGCTTCGACCAATGCCGTGCCCACGGCCTGCCCGAGCTGCTTCAAAAACTCGATCAGCGGCGGAAGAATCGGCTGGATGGCCCGCAGCGCCATCGTCAGCACATCGCCGATAATCTGCGCCAGCGGAACCAGAACCGGGGTCAACGCCTGAATCGCGCCGACCAGCAGCTCTCCGAGCTGGCTGGCCAGGAGCCCGATCGACGGAGCCAGCGCCTCGAAGGCCGGAGCCAGCGCCGACAGCGCTTCGCCGAGCACGGTTGCGAGCAGCCCGGACAACGACCCGAGAACCGGCATCAGCGACACCAGCGCGTCGGTGAATCCGGTGATCAGCGTCGACAGCGGTCCGCCGAGATCGCCCATCACCCGGATACCCGCCTCCATCAGGCGGGTGAACATGTCCAGGAACGCGGCTGTAACCTGGGCCAACCCTTGCATCGCGCGCTCGAACGATCCGTCCGCGGTGACCCGTTCGACCATCGCGCGGAAGTCCGCGGCGAAGTCGTTGAGCACGTCGGCGAGCAGCCCGAAGGACTTCGAGCCCGCGTCGGCCAGCGTGAGGAACGCTGACGTGGCGTCCCGGATCATCGGCGACAGCGCCCGGAGGAACCGACCCGTGTTATCCAGAATGGACTGGATCTGTTCCATGCCCTGTGCCGAGGTGACGACCTCGGTGAACGCCTGCGCCATCGGAACGAGCCCGTTGGCGACGTTGGTCAGGCCCTTCTCCAGGACCGGGAACACGGCGGCGAGCTGCGCGAAGACCGGGCCGAGCCCCTGTGCGAACGTGTCAGACAGGCTGCTCTTGAGCCGGTCCACCAGCGGGGAGAGCTGGGAGGCGGCCTGCTTGATGCCGTCGAAGCCGAGCGCGATGGCCGCGATGGCTCCGCCCGCCACCGCCGCGAGGGACGGCAGGCCGGCCAGCAGGGAGGACACGAGCCCGATCGCGGGGGCGGCAGCCGCGAACACCGCGACGACCAGCCATCCTCGGCGGCTGATCTGCCCGAGACGGGACACCGCGTTGCTGGCTGCGTTGGACAGGCCGGAGAACGCCTTGCTGACGCCGGAGACGGCACCCGCACCGAGACGCGCGAGGAGGCGCACCGTGGATGTGGCTCGCTTGCCGAGCCGGTGTACGGCGTCTCCGGTCCGCAGGAAGTTCTCGTACAGGCCGCGGGCGCGGATAGCCCGAATGCGCTTCGGAACGGTGCCAATGGCCTTGCTGATACCCCGCCAGTGCGCCCGCAAATTGAAGGCGCGCTTGGTGATATCGACCACCGAGCGGGAGACCTGGCGAAGGTTCGCCATCATCCGCTGGCTGGCCTCGTGCATCCGGTGCAGGTAGACCGCCATGGTGCCCAGCAGCGTTTCGGTCGGCCGCAAGCTCACGTTGATGTCCTTGAACGAGATCTGTTCCAAGGACGAGCGCAGGCGCGCGGCTGCCGCACGGGCCTGCTTGGTGTCGAACTTGACGCCGACCGTGACCTGAAGCTGCCGCTCGATGCGTTCGAGTTGAACCTTGAGTTCCTTCGGCAGGTGACTGCTGTCCGGAACCACGCGGACGCTGATGCGGCCGACTTCTTTCCCACCAGGCGAACTAGCCATCCTTGTTCCTCTTGCGACGTACGGCGGCGATCCGGGAGCCCGCCATCGCGGTGAAGGAGTTGCCGCGTCGTTTCCTCCCGGCAGCGAAGTCGGGCCGCTCGACGGGTTCGGGGGGCTTGGGCTTGTGCTTCGAGTTGGCCGCGATGAACACGTGGGTGTTCTCCTTCACGGCGTCGATCAGCCGTGCTAGCAGGTAGCGGTCAGGCCCCCACCCTCGGAACTCGGCACCGCCGCGGAGCGCGGCGACCGTGGCGGACTCCGGCGGAAGCTGACGCACGAGCGCAAGCGCGCGGCGTGGAGACAGCCCGGAGCCAGCGCGAAGGAGGTCGCGCAGGTCGAGTTGGTAGTAGCGCTGGAAGTCCGCGAGAAGACACTCGCCCGCTCTATCGATCAGGCGGGCGAGTTCTGCGCTTCCCCCGGCTGCGTCGCCTCCGCCCACAGATCGAGCACCTTCATGGCCAGCATGAGGTCACCCTCGAACGAGGCGACCAGCTTGTCGCCCTTACCCTTCGCGGTGACCGTGCGGAGAATCAGCTCCAGCGCGGAGGTCAGCGTCTCGACCTCTTCGAGGCTCCTGTTCTCATCCTCGCCAGCGTTGGTGGCCTCAACCTCCTTCAGCGCAGCCATGACCGCCGCACGATCCTTCTCCCCGATCCGGAGAAGGTTCTGCAAGACCAGTTCCTCTCCATCGACGGTGAGCCGGAGCGGAGCGAACTCCTGATCCAGGTCCGCCTTGAGCGTTTCCAGAGAATAGGTGTTGGACACCGAAGACAGCCTTTCCATCCTGAAGAAGTCCAAAGGGGGTGTTTCGCGATTCCGGTCGCACGTGTGCGGTCTCAGCCAGCCGGGGCAGGGTTGATGCCCGTGTCCTCGCTGATCCAGTCGAACGTGATCTCACCGTCCGTGGTGTGCACGTACGTCAGGAAGGTGGCGCGTAGCGGCATCCCACCGAACTCGTCCACGGCGAGCGAAATCGCGTCGTCGCGACGAATGTCGCACTTGGGCGCGTAGAACCCAATTTTCGTGTCGCCGTCGACGACGACAATCAGCAGCGCACGCCGCACGGGCTTGGTGGACCCGCTCTTCACCCGGAACACACCGGGCGTGGTGGAACCGTTGGCGACACCGTAATACAGGCCCAGTCCCTCATCATCAAACTGATGCACGACGAAGGTCACGTAATCCACCGCGGGATCGGTGACAACCGTTTTCAGGGCCTGGTTCTGCCACGTCCCCCGCGTTTCCGTATCCCCGCCGTCGAACCCGAACTCGGGAAGAGTTCCGCGACTGGTGTGGCCGATATCGTTCCATCCGTCGAACCCGGCAACGGGATCGAACGCTGAAATGTCAGCCGGGGCGGGCGGGTCGGTCCCTTCCGGTGCCGTGAAAATATGACCCCGCGCCGCCGTGAGAACAGCATCGTCATTGAGCGCCATGTAGGCGTCCTCCTACAGTTGCTTCGGGGGCCGAATTCCGAGCTGGATCAGCCCTTGAACGCGCCAGGAGTCATCGAATGTCGAATCGAACTGCGTCGGCCCCATCGTCTCGAAATAGCTATGCAGGTAGCCGTAAGCAGTGACGGTCTGGTTGGCAACCATGTCCCAGATGACCTGGCGCGCATCGAGATAGAGGTCTTCGGTCGCCACGAGCCCATCGCGGGTGAACGCCGTCATCTCGATCACGGCGAGATCGAGCCGGCGCACGTCCACCGGCAACCCGCCGAGTCGCCGAAGGTTCAGCAGTGGATACCTCCGGTAGTCCACATCCGGAACCCACGTCGTGACAGCGACCTCCGGCAGCGCCGCGCGAAGCACCGGCAACAGCACTTCCTGGACCCGTGGCATTCTGCGATCCACCACGGGAACGTCCCTCCTAGATCAGGTTGGCGGCGCCCGTGATGATGTACAGCCCCGCCACGTAGCGGCCGGTGACGTTGTGCACGTGGCCGAACTCAATGGACAGCGCGGCCAAATCGTCCAAGTTCACGAAGGAGTCGACCTGCCCGTAGGTGACGGTGATCTCCGCGTGCCCCTCGTCGCGGTGCGCCGTGAGGCGGATCTCCGCGTTGCGACCGACCTTCTGCGCCTGCTCCCGTACAGCGGCTACTACGCCGTCGAGATGTGCCGTCTCCACACGCGCCCTGCGCTGGTACACACGAGCCATTAGGACCGTCTGATGGTGTAGTCGATGTGCCGGGTCTTATGGCTTCCGTTGAATCGCTGAGCGTCGCCGATGACGGCCCAGTACTCCCCGCGCCATTCGATGCGGGCCTGAGCGCCCAACACGTGAGGGAACGAACGCGGGAACCGGAGCCGGTAAACGGTCTCGGTCTCGAATCCCTCGTTGTCTTGTTCGGCACGTCGCGACGACGTACCGGACTGGGCCTTGAGCTGGATGGTCGCCTTCGCAGGAATTCCCGTGGCAGACGGGCGGGTGATGGTGTTGCCGTCTCGGTCTTGGGTCACCTCTTCGGGATAGACCGTCACGTCCTCAACGCCGGTGTCGAGCAGGCTCACCACTCCCACCACCAGTCCGGACCGGCACGCACCGGCAGTTCCAGCCGGGGAGTGAGGACGACCATGCCGCGACGGAGGCCGAGCAAGGACCACTCGTCATCGAGCACCATCAACCGGCCCGCTGTCGCGTCCTGGGCCTTCTGGTAGGAGTAGTTGCCGTCCGTCTCCGCGACATACCCGTCCGGGTTCCGCAGGACGCGGGCCACCATGTTGGCTTCGACCTGGACGACCACGGCCTCATCGAGGGAACCGCTTGCTACCTGGTCAAGCAGATCCGGTATCCGGGCTTTCAGCCGTACCTCGGCGTCGCCGAGCAGTACCGCGGCCTGGTCCTGTTCCTCGGGGCTGAGGGTCCGACCGAGACGACTCTGTACGTCGGTCACCGTCGCCAACGGCATCGGCTTCCCTCCAGCCCGATCGCATCAGCTCATCCGCCACGGCTCGGTCACACGAGACGACCGTGCCGAGCGGGGAGCGGAGAAGTACAAGCGGCACACATGCCTCCAGAGATGGAAAGAGGAAGGCACCCCTCGTGTGGTGCCTCCCTCGCGGAACGCGGTCACGGTGCCGGCGGAGTGCCGGTCTCCAGCGCGAAGAACGCTTCCGGATCGACCTTCCAGCCGACCGTGACCTCCACCATCAGCGCGACCTGGTTGGTCTGCCACAGGTTGATGGTGTTCCCGGCAGCGTCGGTGATGACCGCCTCGGTACTGCGCTTGATCCGTACCCGGTCGGCGAACCCGTACAGCACGCGCGTCCAGTCGCCACCGAACAGGCGCACGTTCGTGCGTGCGGCGGCGCCGAGCTTGCCGGAGACGGCCTTGCCGTACTCCACGGGCAGGCCCAGCAGCGACCGGGCCGCGCCGGACAGGTCGACCTCGCCACCGAAGACGTTCTTGCCGTCCTTGTCGGTCGCGCCGAGGATCTTCGGCTGGAACAGCTTGTCGATGGCCCAGCCGTTGACATCGTGCTCGGCGGTGGTCACCAGCTCCCAGCCCGCGATCATGTCGTCCTTGACCGAGGTCGCGGTGTCGGCGTCCAGGTAGACACGCTTGGTGGTGGCGTTGACGTAGGAGTTGGCGTCGATGCCCTGAAGCGCGTCCCCGTTGTCCGGGCGCCGGCCGTGGAACACGGCCAGGTCCAACCCGCGGCCGATCGCGGAGGCGAGCTTGCCGCGAAGCTGGCTGTTGAGCCCACGCGGGTCCACCGTGGCGAACTCCTCGGACACCGTGATGATGCCCGCGAGCTTGATCGGGCTGAAGGTCGTGCTGTCCCACGCCACACCGGTCACGGGCTTCTGGTGCCCCTCCCGGTCCTGCGGACGGGTACCGACACCGACCTGACCGACCTCGGGCTCCACCGCGCTGAGCGGGAGCACGCTTTCGCCGTAGGAGACCGGGATGCGCTGGCCCAGCCGCATCACCAAAGACGACTCCTGGGCCTTCTCCCACAGCGGCGGCAACACATTGCGAGGCAGGAACTTGTCATCGATGTAGGCAAGCCGCCCCTGATGCCGCTCAGCCGTGTTCGGAGCGGCCTCATTCTCAAAAGCCATTAATGAAACATCCTTTTGTGTGGATTAGTCATCGAAGGCGAACGACACAAAGAACGTGTCCCCGGAATCCGGTGCAGCGCCCTGACCCTGCGACGGATCGATCGGGTCGTCCGGGGGCGGGTCAAACCGGAACATGGGCCAAATTTCGTCGGCGTACGCCTTCAGGGCTTCCTCGTCCTCGCCCTGGAGCAGCCCCGCGAACCGCATGATGTGTTCGCCAGGAACACCCTTGTCGATCGCGGTGCGGACCTTCGCAAGTTCCAGCGACTTCTGCCCCAACTCGGCAGACAGGGCAGCCTTTTCGTCGGACAGTTTCGCGACTTCCGCGGAGAACTGCTGCGTAGCTTCCTCGCGCGCCTTCTCCGTCGCTTCCTTCGCACGGACGCGGTACTTCGCCGCCTCCTCATTGGCCTTGTTCAGCTTGTCCCGCACCCACTGCGGCACGTCGTCGGCACCGCTGCCGTTCGGGGTGTCGTTCTCGACGGTTTCACCCGTCTCATCGGACATGAATACGCCTCCAGCGCAACAAAAAACGCCCACCAGGGGCGCTACATGAATGAACTAGGACGGGGACTACGCGGCGATGTCGTCGGCCGGGTCCCCGCTCTGGCCGTGGAGGGCACGGCGAAGCGCGTTCAGGGCATCCCGGCCCGTCAAGCCCTTCGTCGTGTCCTTCCACAGGCGCTCGGCCTGCCGGTACGCATCCCGTCCCGGCCAATCGCTGCGGTTGAAGACCGGCACCACCTTGCAGTCACAGTTGGGATGCCAGCGGGTCATCAACTCGTCCATCGCGGCCTCGGCCCGCGCACGTTGCTGCGGTGTCTGTGCGTGCTCGATCTGTCGCCACAGCTCCACCGCGGACACATCGTCGGCATCCAGGCCGGCCGTTTCGGCCTCCAGGTAGACCGGGCCGCGCGAGATGAGCATGGTGCAGAAGGCGCAGCTCTCGTTGCCCCCTGCGACCCGAGCCCACCCCTTCACCTGGGGATCGGACTCGACCGCGCGCAGCAGCGTCCGCCGTCCGCCGTTCTCGACCTCCTTGACCGCCCGTGACACGGCCCGAGCAATGTCGCCGTCCGTGGTGTCGGTACGCGACAGGCGTGCACGCTCGGGCCGCATCGCTTCCTCGAACCATGCGGGCTCGTAGCCGGCCAGGTAGATCGGATGGTCATCGGTGCCGACGTGGCGGCGACGCTCGGCGTCGTAGAACAGCCTCGCCAACTCAGCGGACTGCCGCCTGGCCTGCTCGACATGCGGGTAAAGCGCGGCCAGCAGCGACAGCCACCCCCGCCGCCCGAGACCCGTGAACTGGAACGCCGCGAGCAAGACCAACAAGACCGACACCAACGCGGCGACGACGGCCCGCTGGGCGGTCACGTACTGCTCGTAGGTCATGCCGCCCGGCCACCCTCGTCACGGTCATCAGGTGGCGACCCAGCCTGACTGGGCACCCCGGCGGCCGGAGCACCGACAAGCGCGGACAGCCGGTTGATCGGGTCGGCTTCGTCCTGCTGCTCCATCTCCTTGATTTCCTCGGCGGTGTAGCCCATGTCCTGCCGGGCGCGCTTGAGCGGGATGATGCCGTTGCCGTTGTTGTAGAGCTTGCTCACCGCGTCCGCCTTCGAGGCGAACGTCGGCGTCGCGGCGTCGCGCCACTTCGTCTCCAACCGGAAGTACCGCTTCGGCACCTCCCGATCCATGACCTTCAGCGCCAACCGCATCACGCGCTCCCACGCACCGCCGAACATGCGTTGCTTGCGCTCCGCCTTCTTCACCAATCTCGACTCCGCGCTCCGGATGGCCTCAGCCGAGGCCGGGTTGTCACTGTTGAAGCTGAGGTACTGCGGCGGCAGGCCGGTGTAGGAGGCGATGTGCTTGGCGATCTCCTGCAAGGCGTCGGTGAAGTTCCGCAGCTCCGCCGCGCTGAACTGGAACGCCTTGCCGGTCTCGTTCTCGAACGCCAAGATCCGTGCCAGGTAGGCGTCGAAGGCGTTCTCGCTCAGCTCGCCCTGTTCGGCACCGAAGATCAACCGCTGCGGGACGGCCATCAGCTCAGCCGTGGCCTGCATGTTCATCATGATCCGCGTCGCCGCGTCGGTCATCGATCGGATCTCGGGTGTGATCTCCGAATGCCCGTGGCGATCGAACAGCCGCTCCCGATTAATGATCGGCACGACCGGAACCTGCCCGAGCTGGTGATAAATGACTCTGCCATTCACCCGCCACCGGCCGCCCTCATCGCGCACCAAGTACGCTGTGCGATCCGGCAGCATCAGCGTCGCCGCCACCGGGAAGCCCTCATCCTCGCCGAGGTAAAGCCGGGCCGCGCGTGTCACTGCGCCGGTCCGCGGGTCTTCCTCGGCGTAGAGATGGCGCGGCGACTCCACACGGATGAGCGGCACGTCCGGGTCGTCCCCGGCCGCCGTGTCCGGTCCCGCGACCGTGACGTAGGAGCGGCCGTAGATCAGGGCATCACCATGCGCCAGCGAGGACGCCTCATCGAGGTTGTTGACCTGCCACCAGTCCCACAGGCGATCGATGTTCTTCGAGCTGCCAGCCAGCGCGAATCCCTCGACATCCAATCGCTCTTCGATGGCGTCGATGTAGGTTCTCGGCCACCCGATCGCGGCCGTGAAGACCCGCCGCATCTCGGGCGGGGTCGCCAGACCCACTGCTTCCAATCGGTGCGTGGCCTCGTAGTAGGACTCCGAGACACGCAGCGGTCGGTCCTGGTCGGCCAGGACATCGGACAGCGCTTGTACCTGGTCTACATAGGTACTCGCAGCCATTACCGGAGGATCACCACCTTCCGGCTCTTGCCGCGCTTGCTCATCAAGAACTCCTGCCTCGCGCCGAAGGCGAGAACAGCGCAGACCGCGGCATCAATCTTGCGGCTAGAGTCCTTGCTCGCCTTGCGGATAGCGATCGCGTCGTAGGTGGTCGGGTGCCGGCGGGCGTTGAGCACGTGCTGACGCAACAGCTTGTTGCCGTCGTGGGTCAGCCCGCCCTCGATCACAGCATCGAGGAACCGTTCACAGTCCAGCGCGAACGCCTTCTTGTGGCCGCGCATGTCGAACGCCACCGGGTTGCCGGGTGTCGCCTTGACCGCGAGCTTGCGGCCGAACGACCGCGACCACGCATCGACGTACGCCTCGAACTCCTTCACGTCCGCCCGGAACGCGGCTACCTTGTACCGGGAAAAGACCCACCGCACCGTGGCGTCCACGTCCTCACGCGGAACCTCCCCGCCGTACTGCTCCGGGTTCCACACCTTGATCGGGAACAGCGCCGCGTCCTCCACCCGGCAAGCGACCAGCGCTGTGTGATCGCTGCCCTTGGACCCGTCGAACCCGAGCGTGATCCGCTCGCCGGGCTGAAGCGCCACATCGGCCTGGAGCCGATCCCACTCGAAAGGAGCGATCCACGAATCCTCGGCCGCGTTGACCTGATTAAGAAACTTCCTCCGGCTCTCGCTAACCGGATTGCTCACATCCAAAATGGACGCCACGATCGTGTCCAGGTCCAGCCAGCGAGCGTCACCCCGCGCCACATCGAGCCCGGCCTTCAGCGCCTTAATCCCCTCGGCGTAGCCGTCAGGATCGTCCTCCGGGTGCGGAATCTCGGAGACCGGAGTATCGGCCGGCGCCTCCAGCGCGTCATACAGAATGCCGGTGTCGACCGCCTGGCCCGCAACAACGGCGTGATAGTTGTCGTGCAGCCGCTCACCGATCGAGTCCTGGCCGGGCACGTGAGCGTTGCAGATCGCGAGATAGCGCGACGAGCCGAAAGCCGACTTCGTGACGTTGCCCTCGACGACGTTGAACATCGAGTGGCCGTCGTTGGACTGGGCCCACCATTGCGTCTCGTTGAGCACGACGAAGGTCGGGCGCTTACCTTCGAGCGCCAGCGGCGACGAAGTAACGCCTTCGATCATCCCGCCGGCCTTGGTGTAGATGATCGTCTTGTTCAGCTCGACGCCGTACTCCTCACGAAGCCTCTGCGAGGCCATCGCGGGGAACAAGGTGAAGGTCGTTCTCGTCTGGTCCTGGCTAACGGCGGCGATCTGAATCCAGGCCGAATGCTGCGGCTTCCCGACCGGATTCTCGTCCTCGTCCCAATGCGAGAACGCCACCGGCCCACACAGCTCGGCGAGGCTGAGCGCGGCCACGAGCGGGTCTTTGCCCCAGCCCTTGAGCCTGCGGAGAATCCCGGCCCGGTAGGCGAACCGGCCACGCTCGTCCACCGCGTACCACCAGGCGATGAAGCGGGCTTGTTCGAGCGTCGGCAGGAACGGCTTTCCCGCGTCAGGTCCGCCCGGCTGGCACAGGAACGCGGCCATCCAGTTGATGACGCCCCACCCCAGCGTCCGCTCCGGCAGGTACCAACCGCCCGAGCGATAGCGCCGCCACGTCGGCCCAACCATGTGGCTCGGAGCCGGAAGGAGGTCCGAGGGTCGGACCGTCGTACTCCGCACCCTCGATCACCCCCAAGTGCGTTACTGCGATTGGTCAAGCACCAGGGACTCGAACCCCGAACCCCCCGCACCCAAAGCGGGCGCTCTACCCATTGAGCTAGTGCCTGCGAGTACGCTCCGGTCATGTCGCAAACGCCCGACGACGAATGGCCGCTCAAGCCGGGCGACGAAGCTTCCGAGCTGGATCGCCACGTCATGAAAATCGCGCTCGACCCACACCAGGCAGGCTGGTCGGACGATGCGGAGCGCGTCTCCTCAGCGGCGGCGTACCTTCGTCGGACCTGGCGGCAGCCGGTAGGAGATCAACTGCACGACGCCTATGACGCCCTGGAGACCATCCGCGACAACGCACAGGCCGTTCTCGACGCGATCGAACGGGCCTACCCAAACGAGTTGGCACTCCGACGCCGGGACGGCTGAGACCAACCGCGCCAGCGCTGAGCGCCTGGCGGCGGCCGGACGGCAGGGGTGGCAGGACTCGAACCTGCGACACACGGTTTTGGAGACCGCTGCTCTACCTACCTGAGCTACACCCCTTGGTGACGAGGCCAACCGGGGAGCTGGCGCCGGGGGGAGGAGACGCGCTCGACCCGGCTGGGCCTCGCAGTCAGCGAACCATCAGCCCGCCGTCGCAGGCAAGGTCCCCGTCATCGAGCCACACGACCCGCGTAGCCCCACCGTGACCGTGAATCGCCTCGGCATCCTCAAACCGATCCCAATGCACCGCGGACGGACGCGCACCGCGCCAGCGCAGCGATGCGCTACCGTCCGGCCAAAGCACCCCATCGGCAACCCGACCTGCACCGCTGATACCGGAAACATCCACGTCGCGCTGAAGATAGAAGCGACGGTGGTCAGCCATCTACTCAGCCATCCTTTCCCGGAACATCGCGGCGATATCGATCAGCTCGCCCTTAGCCTGCTCCCGCTCGACCTCCAGGCGGACCCGACGACGGGCACCCTCGGAGACCAACAGGTCTGTCAACGCCGAGTTCACCGCGGCGAGCATCTGCGAGGACGGCCGGCGACTCTTCACGAGCTGGTCAGCGAAGTGCAGCGTGAAGCGCGCGAACTGCCAGTCGCTTGGCTCGTAGAACCGGGCCTGGGCCGACTCAGCCAAGCTCGCATAGAAATCACTGATCAGCGGATGCGGATCGTCCAAGCCGAGCGGCGGAACCTCCACGTCGCCGATCGCGGTCACCGTCTCGACCGGCGCCTCGTCCCTATTACGCCGAACACGCTGGTCAGAGCGCTTCGGAACCGGGCCACGAGTGCCCACGTCGCGACCCCCTTTCGCTTACGCTGTAGTTGTGGTCTGGCGCTGTACTCGTATCGATGCAGGCGACACTTGACGAGGTGATGGGCCTCGATGGCGGGCAGCCACGCCCCCACACCAGCGGCGGTCGCGAGCGCAAGAAGCATCGCGTTGTCCGACTTGAAACTTTCTGCTGCGTACTCAGCTTTGAAGACCACCACAACGAAGCCGATAGTTGCGACGCTAACCGCCTTCTTCGCCAGCAGGATAAACTGAGGTCTGACCGACGAGAGCAGCACGCGAAAGCGGGCCACGACTCTCGACGTTGAATAGACGATCGCCATTGGAGCGGTGATTATCGCGAGACTGAAGGAGTAGAGCGGGGAGTTCAGACGAACACCCCACACGACCGCCATGCTGATGACTATGAAGCCGAGAACGATACCTTCTCGCCGTTGGTAAGTTCGGGCAGTGTGGCGATCTCGCCGCCGGACCCCGCGTGGCCGGTGCAGGCCAAGGCGGTCACGATAAGTTCGGCGGCGGTTCGGGCTGAGCCTTCGCGGACGAGTTGCCATGCTGGCGGAGGCTACCAACGGCCTGAAAACCCGTACATGGCCTCGGGGCCGCATTACGCCGCGATCTATGGGTCCCCCGCGGGGACACCTCCCCTGGGGGACAAAAATAATATTCGAAATGTCAACCGACATAATAACGCAAAACGCAGTGCCAAGCAAAGCGAAATACCCGAAAAGCGGCAGCGCAGCGCACGCAGCGCAGCCTGCGCGCAGCGCGCTAGCCACTCCCCCGCACGCGCAGCACAGCAGCGCGCCTAGCGTGTCCTGCCCTAGCGCGTGCCAGGGTGCCGACCAGCGGGACGCACGTACCTAGCCCGTAGCTGTGCCCTACGGGCGTTGCCCTCCCGGGCGGACTTACGCGCGTGGCAACGCGCACACACAGCACGTAGGTTGACCGGCCGGTGATCGTCACCGGGCCGAATGTGGTCAACGTCCGTAGCTCTACCGAGACACCTTTCGTCGCCTATCTGGCACCGGTAGTGATCTCTACGCAGGATGGTTAGCCGTACTTCGGCCCAGTTGGTAGGCAACCGCTCTTTGCGGTTGCTGGTATTCCAGGGCACTAGAAAGACCTTCTCTTGCCGACCGTTTGGCACGGTCGGCTACGCAGATGTCTAGGGAGTGCACATAGCCGCCGTAGGCGGCTACTCGACCCGATACGGCGCACGTGGAGAGTGCGCCCAGTACGGAGCTATCTACGCGTGCCTAGCGCGCACTAGCGGCATACGCCGCTCAGCTAGCCCCCTCCGTAGGTTCCCCCACTCCGGCCGGTGCGTCCGTCACCTCTTCCGTAGGTGTCACAACGGCTAACCGCGTACCCGGAGCGGTCGCCGTCGCTCCGACGCGACGCTCTGACCAGGCAAAACAGAACCATGGTGTGACTGGCACCACAGATGTAGGTCTTAAGCTTGACACATACGAGCCGTAGGGCTTAACTTTGTTCCTGTCAGCGCAGAACGGACCGGCCGAACGGGCGGGACGGAGCGGAGACACCGGAACTTGACAATCAAAGTGCCCTAGCACTGGAAATACGTGCACGGAGCGGGACGCAACGGCCCACGGATTACCGTTGTGGTGCTGGAAAATACGGATGGCCGCAGCAGCCCGCAGTCTTTACCCGCAACGTGCCCCTAGGGATAACGAAGCTAGCCTGTCATGGTGGCATCGCGCGATCGGTTCGATTCCGATCACAGGCACCCTTTTTGCAGCAAACTTAAGTCATCCGTCGCGCGACACTAAAGGAGAAAAGTGGAACACGTTAAGTCCGAAACAATCATGGGTACAAAGATTTACGCATGGCGCTGTCCAGGATGGAGCTACTACGCATTTCGCACATATGACAGCTCGCTCGGATGGGGCCAAGTTGAATTCATGTATTTGGATCATGAGCAAATGGTTCGTATGCTGTCGAATGGTCCCACTCCATTGGCCGAATTGCTTCCAGAGGATTGGCGATTGTCCACACCTGTCGAGCGTATGTGGTAGCTGATCGATTTTCCGGATGCTTCACAGAACATCTGCAAGCAGCTAGCGAGCGAATCGTTTAGGTGAGGTACGCGAAAGCGTACCTACGCCTCAATTGTTCGGTCGCCAATTTAGAGTCATAAGCAGTTTAGAGAAATGAGATTGGGGAAGCCATGACTTCGAGCATCCGACTCCAGCACGTCTACTCGCCCGATCACTACCTTCGGGCGGTCAACGTTTGGAAACGGCTGATCGACAACCACTTGACCTCAATCGCTCACGACGAACGGGGCTACTCGCGGTACGCGGACCGGATCGAAGACGAGCATCTGTACGCGCTGATCGTGTCGGACGGTGAAGAAACGGACGGCTACGGCCCTGTCACGCTCACGCTTGCGGAATACTGCGACTATGGCGGTTCGTGTGTCGATGCTGCCAACGTCAAGAGCTTTGACGGGGAATTCGGGTGGGTGTCAACGTCCACCAACGGCGTTCACGGTTCGGGGTCGGCGTGGGTCCAGCTCGGAGAGCTGCCTGACATTGACGACATTGACAATGGTCTTGCCATGCTCGAAATGTTGGCCGACACGATGGACGGGCTCACCGACTATCCGTTGATCTCCGACGAAGCGCATTCGGAGTATGTCAACGAGCTTGCTGAAGAGGCTTGGGACCAGTTTCTTGGGTGGGACGTTCGTAGCGAGCTGGCCGAACTGCTGGGCTGCGACGAATACCATCTTGACGATTTTCAGTTCTCCGAGGATGAGATCCGGGAACTGTACTACTCGTTCGAGGATAACGAGTGGAACTGCGAAACTGCGACTTCCGTTGTCAATGGAAGGCATGACGAAGCCGTTCAGGCTATCGCGGACCACATCATTTCCGAGTGGCGTAAGCCATGGGTCGACCCTAACCAGCTCACGCTGACTGACGCCTGAGCTGTTGCGTTGAGCCTGCCGCCCATTCCAAAGGAATGGGCGGTTTGGCTCGGGCAACAGAAAGGGAGATATCGAGTGTGGGATGTCACGTGGGGCGACGGTGGCCCTGAGAAGACCCTGCGTCACGAGCGGCACGCAGACGCACAAGAGACCTACCAAGTATTCCGGGCGTGGGGAAGTGTGCTCAAGCCTGCCGGTGAGTGTCCCTGGCAGATACAGGCACGCCGGAACGGGTGGCCTGATCTTCCCGAGTACCTGGTCACCCCGGACGGGGATCTTCAACCCCTGACCCGTTGACCGTTGGGATTGCGTGAAAGGCAGCCGGATTCCGTCTGCCTTTCGCGTCGCTCTAACGGGCAAAGATTCGGACGAAAGGTGAGACATGAGTGACCTGCCGCGCATCTACGCCGCTTCCCTGGCCGATTACAACTGTGGTCACTTACACGGGGTGTGGATCGATATTGACGAGACGACAGACGTTGATGAGGTGCGAGAGAAGATTTCGGCCATGCTGGGCGACTCCCTAGCAGTCATCTACAGGGAAGCCGAGGTTGCCGAAGAGTACGCGATTCACGACTTCGACAACTTCCAAGGCTTCGAGGTTCACGAGTTCGAGAGCCTTGACCGAGTGGTCACGCTCGCCCGGCTGATCGCAGAGCACGGGAAAGCCTTCGCGGTCTTCGCAGAGAACCTGACCAGTGGAGAAGACATCGACGACATCGAAAGCGCGTTCACTGACCAGTTCGTCGGCGAGATGAGCCTTGAAGACTACGCCTACGACTACGTAGACGAGTGCCTTGACCTGCCGGAGATCGCGCGTAGCTACTTCGACTACGAAAAGTTCGCCCGTGATCTGGAACTTTCCGGCGACATGATCGAGATCGAAGGCTTCGTTTTTCACTGCCGGTGATCCGCTGTTGCGCTTGGGTGCTGGGCAGGCTACGGCCTGCCTGGTGCCTTCCCTCAACAGAAAGGCATGGCGAATGAAGTTCGTAAATATCACGGGTGGCCGTTGCTGGGAATGGACGGAATCCGACATCACATACCGGGCCGTAGCATGGAATGGATCGGAAGAGGTTCACCTTTACCGGCTCACCCCGGACAGCCCGCTTGAGTGGCGGCGCGTCCATACAAAGCGGGACAAGGGTTGGGGCGCGCGTTCGGTAGCCGCCGAGTTCTACACGGACATTACCGCCGTCGACCCTCTGTCGCTCTGACACAAAGCCTGACCGTTGCGTGTAGGTGCCAGGCAGGCTCCCGGCCTGCCTGGCGTCTTCCTGCAATGGGAAGGAGAGGTATGGGAGTAAGGCTCGGACTGGCCGATGACGTGGTGGTGTTCATCGTCAGCAGGGGCACGAATCACGATTATCGGCGAGTCCTGTGGCGCGTATCCCGTGCGGACGCAATAAAGATTTGCAGTGATCCACGAACGGCTTCACAGAACTACATGCTGTGTTGGACCGATCGAAACATCGATGATGAGAAGCTGAATCGCTACGTGCCCGACAACGGGAAACACGACGCGGTTCTTCGTGATCATGGCGTGACGATTCTGAAGAAGGCATGAGCCGCAAGGTTCGCGCGCTCATCAATACGCGACTCTGAAAGCAGGTTCGGCATGAGCGAAAACACTGCGGCGGACTACACATTGGATCGTGGAACGGGCGACTGGGTGCATGGCTACGTCTACCGCGAAGGAGAAAAGATCGGATGGTACTGGGAGGACCCGTTGTCGAACGGGTTCGCCGCTTTCCGGGCCGGGAACCCCAAGCCCATAGCACGTCCGAAGACAGAGCGGACGTGCATTCTCAAGATCACCGGCGGCGAATGGGACGGGGACGGCGCGGTATGACCTGGAAATCGGTCCTCGTGCCACCGCGTCGTGATTGTTCCCGAAAGGCATGAGCCGTTGTGTGTGAGTGCTGGGCAGGCGTGGCGTCTGCCCAGTGCTTTCCCCCAACGGACGACGAACTGTGACCGGGAGAAAGCTATGACAACAACCATCGTTGACCCCTTCGCGGCGATCCGGGACCGAGCCATCCAGCTCGGACGGGAGCACGGCACGGCCCAGGCCGCGTGGATGGTCGACCAGACCGCCAGCACCGAGGCCGCGCGCACGGCGCTCGCCCTGTACGACGACGGCGACCCCGTGTTCTACGACATGTTCAGCCCGCGTATGCCCTTCTCCGGCGAGTACGCCGACGACTACACCACGGGCGAGCTGTTCGAGGACTGCGGCTACTACCCGTCCGGTCTGCACACCGACGACACGGACGCGGCCACATTCGCAGAGATAGAGCTGGTCGAAGCCTACGAAACCGAGTATGTGGACGCCTGCATTGCCGAAGTTGTCCGGGTGCTCTCCGCCATCGCGGACGGGGAGTGAACGCCATGAGAAAGGCATGGTCCACGCTGATCTTCGCCGCGCTGATCGTTTCGACGCTGTTCGGCTTGCTGGCCGTGGCCCTCGCGCCGGACACGCGCGACACCTACGGCATCCCTGACGGACAGCCGGAAGGCTTCATGTGCCAGGAAACGCCGCTCTGCCCCGGTCAGTACGTGTGCGGCAGCGACACCAACGGCAACGGAGACCTTTCCGACATCGAACTCGGAGCCTGACCCGCTCAGTGCCGTCAACTTGCCCGCCATTCCGAAAGGCATGGCGGGTTTCTTGTTGGCACTCAAAAGAAAGGGTTGAGATGAACGACGCCAAACTGGCCCGCATCCGCGCGTTGCTCGACAACGCCGAGTCCTACGCGGAGCAGGGCAACAAAGAAGCCGCTGAGACGTATCGGAACAAGGCGATCGAGTTGATGGCCGCCCATGGGGTCGAAGAGGCCATGCTGTCAGCACGCACCCACAAGGACGAGAAGCCGATCCGGCGCGACATCCCTCTCACCAAGCCCTATACGGTCGACAAAGGAGTCTTGATGTACGGCACCGCTCGTGCCCTCGGGGTGCAGTGCATTCGCACCAAAGGTAACCCGCCCCACAGCGTGCTGGTTGGCTTCGAGTCCGACTTGGAAAGAGTCGAGGTGCTGTACACCTCACTGTTGGTGCAGGCGTTCGGCGAGCTGGCCGCCACCCCGCCTCCGCGCTACGAGAGCACGGTGAGCTTCCGAAAGGCTTGGCTCATCGGGTTCACGAACACGGTGGTAGATCGGATCGAAGCCGCCGAGCAGCGTGCGCGCGGAGAGTACGAACAGCGGACGGGATCGAGTACCGCCTTGGTGGTCCAGGGCCGCTCGAAGCGGGTTGATGCCGAGTTCCGAACCTACTTTCCGAGAGTCCGGAAGGGGCGGAAGCGGTACGCCCACAGCGCGTCCGGGTACGCCTCGGGCAAGGACGCTGGCGAGCGCGCCGACATCGGCGGTGCGAAGGTCGACGACCGCCAGACGACTGAGATCAACCGGGGAAAGGCTTGATGGATGCTCCCTGCAAGCGTGGTTGATACCAACCGAGTTCGTAACGAACTCCAAGAGGCGTACGGAACCGCGTACGAAGCGGCCGTCTACAGAACCGCCATGTGGTACCGGACGATGGTCGTCCACCACAACCATCCCAACGACAGCGATGCGTGACCCCGTAGAGGCCCTGACGCGGTTCGCGCACCGCCACCACCTGGGGCCGTGGGTGGTGGACGATCTGGGCCGCCACCGCCTGCTGGCGGACTGGGCGGAGGCATTCATCGCCGAGGTGCTGGAGGACTGCGCCGAGGCCGACCACGATGAGGCCGCCCAGCTGCGCGAGCTGCGTGAGGAGCTGGACGCCAAACCCCGGAAGACGATCTCCACCGCCAAAGTCCGCGAGATCATCGACCCCTAGCCGCCTGACCGCAGGTCCCCGACGCCGACCGCGTGCCGGGGACCTGCTGTCCCGCCCGGTCTCGACATCCGGCGCGACCCACGGCACAAGCGAACGGTACGCGCGAGGCCGGCCGTGACCGTCGCCTAGCTAGCTCCGTTCAGCACGGCGGTAGGCCGTGCTGTTCGGTGCCCGCCAGGAAAGACGAAAGGTAAAGGTATGGTAGGAGAAACGATTGTGTGGTTTGAGTTCGTTCCTGATCACGGCGGTAGAGAGATCAGGCGATACCGGGACATCACCGCACAGGAGATCGCGGAGAACGCGACAAGGTGGGGCGCGCTCGCATACCAGTTGTTGAAAGACGAGTGGATCTCGCGCGATTTCGGCGAAGGCTATTACCAGGCGACGATTCAGCATGAACGCGGACTGTTCGTGCTTCTACTAGGAGAAGCCGGGCAGCGCGTGTAGCCCCGTCGCCTAGCGAGCCGGCAAGGCTCGTTGTGTCAGCGAGACTGCCCAAGCCGAAAGGTTTGGGCAGTGTCATGGCCCAATGAACCGAACAAGAAATGGAGAGAGTTATGGCTACCCGCACCATTGTGGAGTTCGTTGACGACTTGGACGGCTCGGTTGCCGAGGAGACCATCAGTTTCAGTATGGATGGCAACTCCTACGAGATCGACCTGTCCGGCGATAACGCGCAACGCTTCCGAGAGATGCTGACGGAGTTCGTCACGAAGGCTCGCCGGACCAACACCCGTAAGGCCACCAAGCCTCAGCCGGGGCGGGGCAACGCTGACCGCGACAGGCTTCAGCGCATCCGGACTTGGGCGCGGGAACAGGGTATGACCGTCTCAAACAAGGGACGCATCCCGCAGCATGTCATCGACGCCTACGACAGCGCCGAGACCGCGGGCACCGACCCGGAGCAGCAGTCGTCGCAGGGGCCGAGCGAGACTCCTACGCGACGGTTGAAGGCTGTCCCTTCTCCGGAGGAGCCCGCAGGCGGTCCCGGCGCTCCGCACGGCTCGACGGCTACGTCGGCGAATCAGGCCAAGACCAAGGGACGCAAGTCGGACGCTGCACGGCGCAGCAGCAAGAGCTGACGACAAGGCGTCTTCCTGCTCGGGGGTGCGGGTGCGCCCGTGCCCCCGAGCTCCCAAAGCCGAAAGGTTCGAGATATGGCAAGCAGGACATACCGGGTAACCGACGCAGCCGGCCGAGAGGTCCGGGCCGGCGACCAGGTAACCAGTTTCCGCGGCGAGCCCGCGACCTTCCTCCGCGTGACTCGGGGCACCGAGTACAACGGCACGGCCAGGGTCTTGGTGCGCTGGCAAGACGGCTGGGAGCACGACTACTACGACAGGGTGTTCGACCTGACGGTGGAGACCGTCACAGACGGTGGAACCACGCCTACCGGCTGACCGCGGCCGGATGAAGGCTTGAACAGCGCGCAACGGTTCCCACTCCGGGGTGGGGTTCGACTCCCCAGCGCGCACCGTGAACAACCCGATGACCTGCGTGCGCGCTACCGCGACAAAGCCCACAAGCTACTGTGATCTTGCTCTCGAACATATGAGCTAACGGTCTATCGATGTCCTCGATATGATCGGTGAGGCGCACGAAGCTGCGCCGTACAGGGGAGGGAGTGTGAGTACGAAAGGCTTGACCAGCTCAGCGGGGACAGGCGCGGGTTGGGCGCCTGGCGGCACGTCGTCCGCCGAGGCGAGATCCCCTCGGCGGCAGGGTACGGCTTCAGGTTGAACCCGTGCCCGACGTGAGCGAGCTGGCAGCTCGACACACCGATGCTCGGGGTACCCCCCGAGGGCGGCGGTGGAGCAGGTCATCACGCCTCGATGTCACCGAAGTGTAGGCGTCTTGGGTCACAGTAGGTATGCTTAAGCCCCACAACTCGGACAGGTAAACATTGAAAAGGGTGTGATGAGCCGTGCCTCCTAAGCCGAGGCTGACTCCCGCTGAGTACTTGGAGATGGAAAGGAAGGGCTTAAACCAGCGAGAAATCGCCGAGGCGACCGGGCTGACCGAGGCTCGGGTGAGTCAGATCAAGAAGAGCATTGAGAACCGGCACAAGAAGCCACGGGAGGAGGCAAGGGAGAACTTTCCATTTCCGAGGATTCAAGAAAAATTCAGCCGCAACTCCGTCTATCATCGATTGGCTGACCACATGGAGTACGTGGCAACAGGCGGGAAGGACATGTCCGAGCACAAGCTAAAGGCGCTGCTCGGCTTCTATAAAAGGCTTGATGAGCACAACGTGGTGGTGGAATTCGATCCGAACAACCCGCCGATGCCGGGCATCAAGTATGGGGGGTTCGCCTACGTTCCCCGAGAGGAACGCGACGGCGATCTGATCGTGCGCATCAACGAGCACACGAAGATCACCGACAGGAGCAACGTGTGGCTGCGGCGACCGAAGAAGCTGCCAGACGTTTAAGGGGTTAAGGGGGAGACAGGTGTGCACGAAGAACTGGTGAACGACTTGCCGTACATCGCGGCAGCGTCGCAACCCGTTCGCGGAGGGCAAGTCATTCACATCTACCGAAGCGTCATGCTGGAGGATAAAGACGATTTAGTATGGCAAGTGCGGAAAAGATTTGCGGATCGATGCCACGAGAAAGCGGTCGAGTCGATCGAGGAAGATTCGGACATGATCGGCGGTCAGGCGGTAAGCACCGCCTACTACGTCTGGAACTCGTGCCCCGGTAGCCGGGCTGCCCATCACTGCGTCGCAGCGTCGTCCGGGTGAGTCGAGCGGACAGGGAGCACGTCATGGTCGAGCACCGCTCGGTGAGCCAATACAAGGACTACGCCGCCTGCCCTTACCGCTATTACCTGCAACGAGTTCAGCGAGCGTGGTCACGGCCCGCGGCCTGGTTACCGCAGGGCACGGCTGTGCACGCCGCGGCCGAGGCATGGGAGCGCTCGGGCCGGAGGCTCAGCGTTGAGCAGGCGCAGCAGGTCTACCGCGACGAATACGAACGCGGCGTGAACGAACTGGCCGACGACACACCGAACCTCACCTACTGGTTCGGCTCGGGACCCCGGTATCCGGGTCCCGACGACGTAGAACGTCGGTTCGCCAAAGGCTTGGAACAGGTAGACCGATACGTCACCTACTACACACGGCAACATCCCGAGGAGGTCATCTGGATCACGCCGGACGGCACGCCGGCAATCGAGCTGGAGTTCGGCGTCGACCTGGGCGGCGTCGAGGTGCGCGGTTTCATCGACCAGGTGATCATGCCGCATACCCAGGCGTCGCCGGTGGTTCGCGACATCAAGTCCGGCCGTCAGCCAGGAGATGAGTTCCAACTCGCCACCTACGCACGAGCGCTGGAACAAACCTACGACATCGAGATCACGACCGGCGACTACTGGATGGGGGTGTCCGGCAAGCCGACCATCCCCTACGACCTGACCGGCTGGTCCGCCGACAGGCTCGGCGACGAGTACGCCAAGGTCGATGACGGTATCCGGGCCGAAAGGTTTGATCCCGCCCCTGAGGCGGACAAGTGCAGGTTTTGCCCGGTAGCCAACGCCTGTTCTTTTGCGGCCTGAAACTTAAGTCATATTGAAGATACGTCTAAATAGTAAGGGGAGGCATGAACGAGATCGAGATCATCGACAGCAAGGCGCAGCGGGCACGGCTCGTGCATCGTGTTGACGTACTGGAGCGAGTCAAGCCGCTGGTGACCTTGCCGGGGGATGGCCGTGCGACGACGGAGCAGGTGTCCACCTACTGTGCCGTGCCGGCCAAAACGGTTCTAGCGCACGTCAACGACCACCGGCCAGAGCTTGAGGTGAATGGGTATCGCACCGTTCAAGGAGCTGAGCTTCGGAAGCTGAAGGGCAAGCTTGGATGGGACAAGCATCCTAGCTTCAAATACGCACGTCAGGTTGGTCTTTGGGATCGTCGAGCGGTGCTGAACCTGTGCATGTTGTTGCGGGATAGCGAGGTTGCCAAGGAGGTCCGCCGGTACCTGCTGGACGCCGAGGAGATCACGCACGAGGCGGTTGTAACCGGTCAGCCGGTCGAGATCGATGAGGCTCGTCGGGCGAAGCTGATCGGTACGGAGGTGGCCGCGGCCATCGCTCCGGCTTTCCAGACGCTCAACGATCGTGTTGAGCTGGTCGCTGGCCGGGTGGATGAGGTCAACGGCCGCGTGGACAACATGGCGGTCGAGTTGGAGGAGCGTCTTCGGAAGGTGGAGCGGCCGAAACGCAACCGACCCGGCGCTGCCGACCTCGCGGAGGTGCTTGGCGTGCCGGTCCAGAAGAACGGTCGCGTCCTGCGAACGGGGATCACTCGGGGACTTCCGTGGGCCGGGTACCTGAAGCCCGGCCGTTTCGACCCCAAGCCCGAGTGGTTCAGCCCGGGGGACGTGATCGCGGCCTACGCCCTACTTCGGGGCGAGAGCTGAGGAGGCACAGCATTCACAGTCTGTGGCAGAGCATGAGGGTTCGCGGCAGTGGCGGCGACCCGCTTCCCGCCGTGTACCGGAGCCTTGAGCGCAAGCAGATCCACTTCATCCGGGGGCAGCTCATCTTGATCTGTGCTGGTCCGGGGACCGGGAAGTCGGCGGTGACGCTGGACTATGCGTTGAAGAGCAAGGTGTCGGCGCTGTATTTCAGCGCGGACAGCGATGCGTTCGTGCAGCTCACACGGTCGGTCAGTTCGATCATGAGCTGGTCGATGGCGAAGTCCGCGGCGGCAGTGCGCGCGAACGACCTGGGGGTGGTGCGTGAGCGGTTGATGGGGGCGCCGATCCGGTTCAACTACTCGGCGTCTCCGAGTCTGGACGAGATCAAGACGACGATGGAGGCGTACGAGGAGCTGTACGGCGACTTCCCCGAGCTGGTCATCGTCGACAACGTAACGAACGTGTGGACCAGCGACGGAGACGGGGACCCGTTTGCCGGCCTCGAAGGGCTGATGGACTATCTGCATGGCATGGCTCGCGACACGGAGTCCTGCGTCATCGGCCTGCACCACGTGACCGGGGACTACGTTGACGCGGCCAAGCCGATCCCCTTGTCCGGGGTGAAGGGGCAGATCACCCGTGTTCCCGAGGTGGTCGTGACCATCCACAAGCAGCCGGGCGACGGCTACAACCCGGATCTGCTGCGTGTCGCTCCGGTCAAGAACCGCAACGGCAAGGCGGACTCCTCGGGCCAGGACTACGCCGAGCTGGAGTTCCTGGGCGACACGATGACCATCCGGGACCCCGAGCTTGGCGAATCGCCGTTCGAGCAGGACGGCACGATGCCGCTGGACGATCAGCGGCGGGTGTTCGAGGAGGCGCACGCCCTTGTCTAGGCCACGCAAGCTGACGACGCCGAACGGCCGGGCGGTGAAAGCCCGTGGCCGGCAATGGGAGAACACGGTCGTGCGACTGCTCCGGGACATCGTGGGGTGGACCTCGGCGAGCCGGAACGGAGCGGTGCACGGCTCCAACGATCGGGGCGACATCGGCAACGTCCCCCTGACCGTGCAGTGCAAGGCCGTCGACCGCATCCAGCTCTGGAGGCATCTGGACGACGCGCTGACGCAGGCCGACGCCAACCAGACCGGCGACGAGGCAGTGGTCGTCTACAAGCGCCACCTCGCCAAGCCGGAAGACGCGGCGTGGGTACTCCCCGGTTCGTTCGCCCTGCGACTTCTCCATAACTACTACTTAAGCCGTACGGAGTAGAGGGATTACGGTGATTGCGGACGTGATCCGGCACTACTCCCCGGATTGGCGTCCCCCGGAGGACCGTCGCGAGTGGAACGCCTGTGTCTGCCCGTTTCACGGCGACGAGCACGCATCGGCGTCCATCAGCTTCCAGCGTGACGCCTTCAAGTGCCACGCCTGCGACGCCAAAGGGGATGCCGTCGCGTTGATCAGACGGGAGGAGGGATTGACATATTCCAAGGCAGTTAGACGCGCGGAAGAGATTCTTGGCCGACGCCACGGCGAGGTATCACGAAAGCCTCGCCGGAAGTGCGGCCGAGGATCACCTCAACGAGCGTGGGCTCATGGGGCCAAGCGTCACGCAGACCGTCGAGAAGTTCCGCCTCGGTTTCGTTGGTGAGCCCCTGGCTGGGCACGAGATGTACCGGGGGATGCTAGCGGTCCCCTACCTGCGGCGGACAGCCCGAGGGGAATGGTCTGTGGTCGCGATGCGGTTTCGGTGCATCCGCGCCGACTGCGACCACTCGGACCACCCCGGTCGGAAGTACGCCACGATGGCCGGGGACAAACCTCGCCTGTTCAACACCGTCGCACTACTCGACCACCAAGACCGCATCGCCATCTGTGAAGGCGAGATCGACGCCATCACCGCGACCGTGCTGGGGGTACCAGCCGTTGGCGTGCCAGGCGTCGAAGCGTGGCAGTCGTACTTTGGCGAGCTATTTCTGGGACACGAGCGGGTGTGGATTCTCGCCGACAACGACGACTCGGGCCAAGGACGCGAGTTCGCCGTCAAGGTCGCGAAAGACCTGCCGAACGCGCTAGTGGTCCCGGCGATGGCCGGCGAAGACGTGAACAGCATGGCCGTCAAGCACGGCCCGGAGTCTCTACGGAAAAGGATTGACGACTAGTTGAGTATCTTGTTTGTTGCACCAGAGCCATCAGAGCCCGAGGACCACTGGGGAGTTCCCGGCTTCGGGATGTCCGCCGAGGAGCTGGCGGACTACACGGCCGAGTTCCTTGACCGCTGCACGAGCCGCATCGTCGGCGTAGGCCAGGAACAGTACGCCTGTGGGTCCCATCAGCAGTTCGAGGCCCTGCATCCCATCAAGATCGTGGACTACGCGCTCGAAGAGGTCGAAGACCTCGCCAACTACGCGGCGATGCAACACATCAGGCTGCGCCGAATCAGGAGCGCGCTGGAGGGGATTCTTTGACCAAACGCATCGTCGTCATCAGCGACGTTCAGATGCCGTACGAGGACCGCAAGGCGCTGAAGGCGGTCATCAACTTCGTGGGCGAGTACCAGCCGGACGAAGTTGTGCAGATCGGTGACCTCATGGACTACCCTCAGCCGTCGCGCTGGTCGAAGGGCACGGCCGCCGAGTACGAGGGCTCCGTGTTCGCCGACAGCGACTACGGCAAGCGGCACTTCCTGGAACCGCTCCGGGCCGTCTACGACGGCCCCGTGGGCGTCGTGGAGGGCAACCACGACCTTCGTCCGAGGACGTACCTGTCGAAGTACGCGCCGGCCTTGGCGGAGTCCGGGGCGTTCAACCTCGAAACGCTCCTGGACTTCGACGCATTCGGTGTCACGAAGTTGCCTGACTGGTACGAGTTCGCCAAAGGATGGGTAATCACCCACGGGCACCTCGGCAAGATCCGGCTCAGCCCGGTCGCCGGAAACACAGCGTTGAACGCGGCCAAGAAGATGGGCGCCTCGCTCATCATGGGACATACTCACCGGCTCGGCACCCTTCATCACACGCTGGGCTACAACGGCGAGGTGAAGCAGACGTTGACCGGCGTCGAAGTGGGACACCTGATGAATCAGAAGCTCGCGTCCTACCTCGATACCGCTACGGCGAACTGGCAGGCCGGATTCGCCATAGTCCACCGCGACGGAAACTACGTTCACGCTGAGACCATCCCGATCGAGCATCGCAGGTTCACCGTCGAAGGTGCCGTTTTCACGATCTAAATATTAAGTCATACAGGGAGGATGAGTTAGGAAACGTGGACATCGACCAGAACACGGCCCTGCTGGAGCTGATGGACGAGCTACGCCGGGTGGCCGAGGTGACCGCGGTGGAATGGCCGGGCACGATCGACGCCGACGAGTTGACCCAAGAGATCTCCCTGCGGCTGCTCCGCGACCGGCAGGCGACCACCGTCACTGATCTAGCCGGCCGGCAACGCAGGCGCGGCCTGTACCGGATGGCCCAGCAGATCGCGTCCGACTACCGCAACGACTACGACCACTTCTCCGGCAACTACAACTACTCCACCAGGGAAGTCCGCGAGATGCTGGACAACGGCGTCCTGGTCGAGGCCGGGGACGGCCACGATCCCGCACCGCTCGACCTCCGAGCGGCGTTCGCCGAACTGGAACGCGAGCACGCTTCCTACGCGGCGGCGTTGGTGGCGCGCTACGTGCACTGCGTGCCCATGTCCCGACCGAACGAACGCAAAGGCGTCCAGCGAGGCGCCGACAAGCTGACCGAGTTGATGAACCGACTCGGCCGAGCGCGCCAGCAGGACTACACCGAAGGACCCGGCAGCCGCACGGCCCTGCCCGCCCGGCAGAGCCCCTACCTCGTCGCGCAGGAGGAGCAGCGTTCGTTCGCATGAACCGTCGCTCGCTCCGATAGTTAAGTCATACGATCAAGAGGAGTTCAGTACATGGCTTTCGCCGACCCGTTTGCCACCGCGGCCGACGACACGGCCGACGCGGCACCGAACAACGCGCCGGCCACGAACACCGGTCCGTGGGAGGACCAGCCCGAGGAGAGCCGCACCCGCGTCAGCCTGACATTCAAGGCATCCAGCGGCTACGACGCGCCGTGGGTCGTGGTCGAGGGACCCACGCTGGCTGCGGTCTACGGCCAGGTGTCCGGGGAAAATGCCGAGGCACTGAAGGCCGTCTTCAACCTCGTCGCGGGCGGAGCGAGCTACTTCCAGAAGCTTTACGCCAGCGTCGAAAAGCCCGGAGCCCAGCGCACGGGCGGCCAGGCCGGAGCCCAGCAGCGCCGCCAGCCCTCCGGCAAGCCGGAGGGCGCCACGCAGGCACCGAACGGCGAGCAGCGCTTCTGCGAGCACGGCCAGCGCCAGTACAAGTCCGGCTTCTCCCAGAAGAACGGCAAGAAGTGGGAAGCCTTCGACTGCCCGGACGGCATCTGCGAGCGCGAGTGGGCCAACAACCGCAGGTAACCCCACCCCTGGGTGGGCAGGCGCATTGTCCTGCCCACCCCTCCACGACCCCAGCAACCGAACGCCCACGGAGGCAGCCGTCGTCCCGCTGGCCGGCGTGCAGTTCTACGACGTAGAGGAAAGCAACTGATGGCAAGAGCCCTGACGCCCCGCACGATCGAGCTGATCGGCACCGTCCAAGACCAGCTCAACGCCCTGAAGACACAGGTGGCCGCGCTCACCGACGAAAACCGCCGCCTGCGCGGAGCGACCAACAACCGCAAGAAGCTCACCCGTCGCGAGGTCGAACGGATTCGCGGCCTGGCGGGAACGATGAGTCAGCGCGAGATCGCCTACGCCTTCGACATCAACCCGGCCACCGTGAGTCGCCTTATCCGGGGCATCTACCACCGGACGACCCGTTAATTCGGTCGATTACTTAAGTCCTATTGCAGGGAGGGGAGGCGGTGAAGGAATTCCGCCACGCCGTCAGCGGGGAGCAGGTGGTCATCCGGGTCGTGGAGCGCCCGGACGACCTCGACGGGTTCCGGACCTTCATCCGGTCCAACCTGCGTTGCCTCGCTGTCGATTCGGAAACAACCGGACTGGACATCTACAGCCCCGGCTTCGCCGTGCGCCTGGTCCAGTTCGGCAACAGCCGCGAAGCCTGGGTCGTGCCGGTCGAGCTGGGTGGCCCGTTCGCCGACGACGTACGGCGAGCCCTGCTCGGCCTGCGGACCCTGGTCGTCCACAACGCTGGATTCGACCTCCAGGTGTTCGCGCGCACGCTCGGTATCCCGATGGAAGAGCTGTGGCCCAAGGTCACCGACAGCCAGACGCTGGCACACCTGGTCGACCCTCGTGATCCGAAGAAGGGCGGCGTCGGGCTCAAGCTGGAAGAGCTGACCGCCCACTACATCGACGCCGAGCTCGCGACGAACGTCAAGGGTCTGATGTTGCGCCTGGCGCGGAAGTACAAGACCACCAAGGCGAAGATCTGGACCAAGGTCGACCTGTTCGACCCGGACTACCTGCTGTATGCCGGGATGGACACAATCCTGGCCTCGCGCATCACGCAGCTTCTCTGGCCGAAGTTGCCACCGGCCGCGCCGAAGTTGATCCCGTTCGAGCGGGAGGTCTCCGAGATCTGCTCGGAGTACGAGCGGACCGGCTTCCTGCTGGATGTCGAGTACACCCAGTCCTTGTCCGACCGGCTTCGCGAAGAAGAGGACAAGTACACGGCGGTCGCGCAGAGCTTCGGATGCGAGAGCGTCAACTCCGGCGAACAGGTAGCCCACGTCCTTCAGCGCCGGGGCGTGGAACTGACCAAACGCACCGCCAGCGGCAAGCTCAGCGTGGACAAGTCGATCCTCGAACCGCTCGCCGCAGCCGGCGACGAGTTCGCCATCGCGGTCCAGGAAGCCAAACGTGCCCGCAAATGGCGAACCACCTGGGTCGACACGTTCCTGGCCACCAGGGACGAGCACGACCGGTGCCACCCCTCGATCAACCCACTGCAAGCGCGCTCGGGCCGGATGAGCATCACGGGCATCCCCGCCCAAACCCTTCCGGCCGGGGATTGGATGATCCGTCGCTGCTTCGTCGCAGACGACGGGCACCGGATCGGGTCGGTGGACTACCAGACGCAAGAGCTGCGCGTGCTCGCCGCCCTGTCCCAGGACCGGAGGATGATCCAAGCCTTCGACCGAGGGCTGAGCCTGCACCTGCTCACCGCTCGGGCAGCCTTCGGCGAGCACGTCGAGAAGGACACCAAGGAGTACAAGGCCGGGAAAGGCACCAACTTCGCGGTCTGCTACGGCGGCACGTGGCGAGCCGTCAACGAACAGTTCGGCGTCGCGCCCGAGGACGCCAAGAAGGCCGTCAACACCTTCTGGTCGATGTACCAAGGCGTCAAACGCTTCAAGCAACGCCTAGAGAGGCAAGCGAAGGCACAGGGCTACATCACCACCCCCATCGGCCGTCGCCTGCCAGTCGACAGGGACCGGCCGTACTCCGCGCTGAACTACATGGTCCAGTCGTACAGCCGGGACGTGACCTGCCGAGGCATCATCCGCCTGCACAAGGCGGGCTACACCCCCTACATCCGGCTTCCCATCCACGATGAGGTGGTAGCCTCCCTACCGGCCGAACACGCCCAGTGGGGGGCTCGCCAGATCGCACGGCACATGGCCGAGGACATGGGACCAGTGCGGATCGGCACAGACTCGGAGGTCGGACTACGGAGCTGGGGATCGCTCTACGGCGCCGATCACTGA